AAAACAAAGGGCCGAGGTTTTAAAGTCAATGTTTTCTGAGGCCAAACAGGGCAATGTTTCGGCGGCAACGCTTTTCCTGGAAAGAACCGAGGGGAAAGTCAAAGAGGTCAAAGACATCAATATGACTGGCGAAATGAACGTTAACGTCAACGTAATCGGGGTCAAACCGTGACAGCCTCAGCACATAACACAATAGATGTCAACGCTCAATTCCCGGATAAACTCTTGTTCCTGTTTAAGCCAGCCCGGTATAAAGTTGCACACGGAGGCAGGGGGTGCTTGTCTCCTGGCACGAAGGTTTTGATGTACGACGGCACCCTAAGGTCAATTGAGACTGTGCGGGTAGGCGACAAAATGATGGGTCCGGACAGTGAGCCTCGCACGGTGCTTGATCTTTTTCACGGGTCAGAACCGATGTATCGGGTGCGACAGACATCTGCAAATTATTATGATGTTAATGGCGCGCATGTGTTGGTTTTAAAGAAAAGCGCATCATGCGTTAATGACAAGGGCGGGCGGATGCCATCGGGAAACTGGAGACGATCAAGGGGTAGGTATCCAGATTGGCCAGATGAAGTAGAAATAACCGTAGAGGATTGGCTAAAACAATCAAAGCGATGGAAAGAAAATTTCAGAGGGTTCAGGGCCGGGGTTATTCATTTTCCAGGGCAGGCGGTGGATATCGACCCGTATTTGCTCGGCCTATGGCTGGGTGACGGGTTACACAGAGAGTTGATGATAACGACAGCAGACTCTGAGATTATTGATTGGTTGAATCGGTTTTCAAGAGACAATGGATTGTTGTTCACGATATCTGAAAAATATGGTCATGGGAACCGGGCAGTGGATGTAAGATTGGGTCGTAACCCTGCGATTCATGGCAGGAAAAACCCTGTTTGGCAAGGCTTTAAGAAAAACAATCTGGTTAGCAACAAGCACATACCAGAACAATATTTTAAAAACTCAGAAGACGTGAGGTTAAGGCTACTCGCTGGCATCATTGATACAGACGGAACATATGCCAGGGGAGGATATGATGTTTGCTTGGCCAATGAGCGGTTGGCTGATGATGTAAAGCGGTTGGCTGACGGCCTTGGATTCAGGACAAGCATCCGCCGGAAACAAACGACCTGTAAAGCGTTTAGGGGCGTAGCGTGGAGGGTTAGCATCAACGGAGATACACCACGAGTTCCCTGTCTTCTTCCTCGAAAAAAAGCATCGGTTTCACCCAATAAAGACAAGGCGCTGTCTTATATCAGTATCGAACCAATAGGCGTAGGTGAGTATTACGGGGTATTGTTGGATGGAGACCATAGGTTCTTGTTGGCAGACGGGACGGTTACACACAACAGCGGGAAGTCCTGGGCATACGCCAGGGCGCTGCTGATTCAAGCAATCCAAAAACCCCTCCGCGTCCTGTGTGCCCGTGAAATCCAGCGGTCAATCAAAGATTCCGTTCACAAGCTCCTGTCCGACCAGATTCAACTCATGGGTTTGGGAAAACTCTACACAATCACTGAGACAGAGATTCGGGGCATAAACGGCAGCAACTTCACTTTTGCCGGACTTGGGAACCAGACAGTCGAATCAATCAAAAGCTACGAGGGCGTGGATATCTGCTGGGTAGAGGAAGGGCAGACAATTTCAGACCGTTCCTGGACAATCCTGATACCGACAATCCGAAAAGCAAACAGTGAGATATGGATCAGCTTCAACCCAGACTTGGACACAGACCCAACATATACGCGGTTCGTTGTCAACCCACCCGATGAAGCTGTGGTGGTTCAAGTCAATTATTCGGACAACCCGTTTTTCAATGATGTGATGGAAAAAGAGCGCCTGCATTGCCAGAAAACAGACCCGGTTGGCTATCTGAATATTTGGGAAGGCCAGTGCAGACCAGCGGTTGAGGGCGCAATCTATCACGACCAGATCACCGCAGCAGGGCCGCGCATCACAAACGTGCCCTATGATCCCATGCTCAAGGTCCATGTTGTCCTTGACCTGGGATGGAACGACGCCATGGCAATCGCCTTGGTGCAGCGGCAGTCTTCCGAGGTCCGGATAATCGAATACATAGAGGACAGTCACCGGACTTTGGCAGACTATTCCGCGCAGCTAAAAGACATGAGATTGTCCTGGGGCAAGATGTTTCTCCCCCACGATGGCAGGGCAAAAGACTTCAAGACCGGCAAAAGCGCTGCGCAGATCATGGCCGCCCTGGGCTGGGACGTGGAAATCACGGAGAATTTCAGCATTGAGGAAGGCATACGCCTGGCGCGCCTGATGTTCCCGCGCGTGTATTTCGACAAAACTAAATCCGCGCGGTTGGTGGAGTGCCTCAAGAGGTACAGAAGACGTATCAACCAGGCTACAGAGGAACCAGGGGCGCCGCTGCATGATGAGTTCAGCCACGGGGCAGACTGTTTCCGATACATCGCCTGTAATGTTGAGCAGATGCACAACCAGACGCCGAAGCGGCGTGTTGTCCATGTCGGATACGCGCCACATGATCGAGCCGTGGGTTATTAGAAATTGAGGTTTTCCGCAACGGTATGTGTCTCCCGCCGGGGAGCAAACTTAACAAAGGGCTGAAAAATTGATGTATTCCGCAGAATCAGAAAATAGCGAACAGATCGGCACCCACATCCAAGCCCTTTGCTCGTCACTCTTGAGAAAACGAGATGAAGCGGTAGAGTTCCGGGCCGCATCCGGGGTTGAACGCCGGTGGCGGGAGGATGAGAACCTGTTCGATGGCCTGGACCCGAGTCAAGCGGGCCGTGGGATGATGGATTACGCAACCGGTGAAGCCCCGCTGAGAGACAACAACGAGCCAGCCAGGTCAAAAGTCGTGGTGAACATCGTCCGGTCCAAATGCGAGATGGCAGAGGGCCGGTTCGCCGATATCCAGTTGCCGGTGGACGATAAAAATTGGGGGATGAAAATAACGCCGGTCCCGGAAATGGTAAAGGCCATGAAGGACAACCGGCCAGCAGCTTACCAGGGCCAGCCGGTCATGGACGAACAGGGCCAGCCGGTTAAGATGGCAGACATCGCCCGGTCAGACAGAGACGAGATGACTGAACGGATGAAGGCGATGGAGTCCGAGGTGGACGATCAACTGACCGAATGCGGGTTCAACGGCCAGTGTCGAAAGGTTATTGCTTCATCCGTGCGCCTGGGGACAGGGATACTGAAAGGCCCGAATGTCGTCAAAAAAGTCAAAAGGGCATGGCAGCCCACAGAGGACGGGACACATGTGCTTATCATGCAGGAGGAACACAAGCCTGAATCAAGATGGGTGGACCCGTGGAATGTGTACCCGGCCCCAGAGACAGAAGAAGATGTCAAGAAAGCACCTTATATCTGGGAGCGCGATACAATCCTTCCCAGGGACTTGCGCAACCTGATTGGGGTTGAGGGATACCTGGACGAACAGATTATCCGCATTTTGATGGAAGAACCGGTCAAGCTGGTGTCGAAGTATGATTCAAAGCACAACCGCCATTACGTCCGCCGGCTGACCGCCCAGGGTCAGAACACACTCGAAAGATGGGACTACTACGGAGACCTGACCCGGGAAGATTTGGAAAGCCTGGGGGTGGATCTGAGCCACGACATGATGAGCCAGTCCTTCAGTGCCTGTGTGGTGTTTGTGAATGATCGGCCCATTAAGGCATTGCTCAATCCACTCGATACCGGCGATATGCCATACGATTTCTTTTGTTGGACAACAGTATCGGGATCACCCTGGGGTATCGGTATCCCCCGCATGATGGCATGGCAGCAGAGAATTTTGAACGCAGCATGGCGGGCAATGATGGACAACGCCGGGGATTCATCCGGGGCGAACATCGCGGTGCTTCAGGGGCTTGAACCGGCAGATGGCAGGTGGGAGATCACCGGAAAAAAGCTGTGGCTGGCTGATTCCGACATAGACGACGCACGAAAAGCCCTGGTTCAGTTTCAGATCGACACCCGGCAACCAGAGCTTGAGCGGATCATTGACTTGGCGTTGAGATTCACGGACATGGAAACCAGCCTGCCGATGCTGTTCCAGGGAGAGAAAGCCGAAGCCCCGGAAACCCTGGGTGCCACCAACATCATGGTGGATTCCAACAATGTCGCACTGAGAACTCGCGTCAAACGATATGACGACTGTATCACCCGGCCCCACATCACCCGGTATTACGATTACAATATGCAGTACAACCCCAAAGAGGAAATCAAAGGTGATTTCAATGTCGATGTGAGAGGTGCCGGGGTGCTGCTTGAAAAAGACCAGCAGGCGCAAACCCTGATGCAGATTTTGAGCGCAAAACAAGACCCGGATATCAACCTCTTGGTGGACTGGGAAAAGGCCAGCAAACGGCTGTTCTCTGCATTGAGGCTGGAAGACATACTCAAATCCGACGAGGATTACGCGCAAGCCAAGCAGCAGGCCGCACAGCAGCAGGCGCCGCCTGATCCAAGGATTGCCGCCGCACAAATCAAAACCGAAGGTGACATGCAGAAGGCCCAGCTTGTCCAGCAATCCGATATGGCAGAGATCCAGGCCAAGGGGCAGATCACCGAGGCTGAAATGGAAAACAGGCTGGCGATCAAACAGATGGATTACGAGATCCAGATGATGAAGTTTGCAAACGAGAAAGATATCAGTTTGGATAAGGTCAAGGCCATGCTTGCCAGCGATGCAGCCAAGCTGAAGTTGCAGAAATACTTGGCGGATAGGGATGGGGTTTCTGATGAAATTGTTTCTCCGCCGACAGAACCGACAGGGAAAGCACAGCCTGGAAGGAGTTTCCAACAATGAACAACATAAAAGTAAAACTATTAAAATGGATAGCCCAGGCGATGGGTAGGTATTACTGCCCTTTCTGTAATGCAATGCTAAAAAAAGAAGGTTCGGTGGTAATTCACCATGAAGTTCACCACCCAGATACCTATATTTTTTAAACCAATAGCGCCGGGAGACCGCCGCACAGAATCGCCGCGGGAGCGCCGGGAAGGTAGGGAATGATGAAACTTGAACCAGGCAAATTCTACAAACACAACTCAGGCCGCTCGATTGCTGTCTTGGGTGATGTTGAAACCTGGAAGTGGGGTCCGATGCTGGTAATAGAAGAAACCGACGAAACCGGCCACAGCATATCCTGTGTTGAAAAAGACCAGGCAGAAGATAAACACGAGAAATGGACCGAAATAGGGTTAGAGGAGTTCAAACGTGAATTTGGCATTCTGGAAGCGTAAGCCCATAAACATAGGTCACGCAGAAACGACCGGGGAACTGGATCAGTATTCCGGCACCTGGGCGTTTGTCCGGGATTGGGCCAAAGAGCAAATCCAACGGCTGCGGGAAAAAAATGACAGCCCGAATATGAATGACGCACAAACAGCGGTGATCCGGGGTAAG